CCAAGAACTCATCACGAGGAATCTGTCTGATAGCAGTCTCATCCCAAGTAAACTTAGGGTATTGCGATTCCATATCAGCAGAAGTAAAAGCTTCTAACTGATCTTTGAAAGCAGGTAAGCGCCCAACAAAAGCAGGGATACACCCAAAAGTATGCTCCAAACATAGCTCATAATGTCGTGATAGATTTTGTTTATGTTCTGAAAATTCGTCCGATGTACCAGTAATCATAATCTTTGAAGATGAAGGAACTAAATGTATAGCTTGTTGTTTACCAAACATCTGATCCTTTCTCTCTTTATTGATTCCTATTTGATGTCCCATACTATAATTTAATCATTTTAATTGTTAATTGCAAATTTATAATGAAAAAAATTATTTACCAAATACTTTTTCCCATTTCTTTGTAGATTTATGGGGGTTATTCACATATTCGTTTAACTCCTTCATCGCTTCATCTACAGATTCAAAAGGAATAGATTTACATCCTATTCTAATAACACATCCTATAGACATGAATTGAATTACAATCTCATGACGTTGTAATAATTCTGTTCTACTAGGAATATACTCTTGTGGTTCAGGAATTCTGTCTAAATCATAATCGTTTCCTCTTAGATTAAGAGTTGATGGAGAAGTTACAGTACCTGGTGTAACAGGAGCAATTGGAGCTACACCCATAGTAAGTTCTGTCTCATCGTGGTAACGTACTGTTCCACCATTGGTTGTTGTTGTAAAGTATGCCATTGTTTAATAAGATTTAATGATTTTACGAGATATTACTGTACCTGTTGCTTCATCAATAGTTTCTTCAATTTTTACTCCTGGAACAAAAGTGATTGCTTCAGCAACTTCTTCATTTTGTTGTGTAGTAACTTGGATTACACATCCTACTCCATCTATTTGCATAGCTTTGGTAGACTTCATCCAACCTTCTTCTTGAGAAGAAGCTTTACAGATTAATTTAAAAGTGTCTCCATTACCAAAGAATTTAACGTCTTTTACGTTAGATCTTGTTGTTGAGACATCGCTGTTGTGAAATGTTTTAGCCATTGTTTTTATTTTTTATTGTATTCGTGATCAAGAATTTTACCTACTATATCAGATCTGTGGTTCTCTTTTAACTTAATCCACTTAATCTCAGGTATTTGTTTAGATAATTCAATCGCATAAGACAGACCGTTATACTCATCTTTAATGTCTTTTTGCTCGTTATCTCCATTAATAATAATCTTACCATATTTACCCAAACGAGTAAGAATTGCTAGCATCTCATGCTTAGTTGTGTTTTGGGCCTCTTCTACAATTAAGATATTATCAATAGTCTTACCTCTAATAAACTGAATAGGATAAGACTTAACTTTTCCTGCTTCTATGATAGGAGCAATCTTTTCCATATCATAACACTTAGAAAAGTTCTCAATAAACGCCTCTAAATAAGGATCAAACTTCTCATTCATATTCCCGGGTAAATAACCCAAAGACTTACCTACTTCAATAGCTGCCCTAGTAATCAGAATTTCATCTATTTGCTTTTGGAACATAAAGTCCAAAGCTACCTGTGCAGATACCAAAGATTTACCACATCCAGCTCTACCAGTAATAATAACAATCTGATTTTCCCTAATTAACCTCTTAGCCTCTTTCTGTTCCTCATTTAAACTAACAAGATACTTAATCTCATTTTTACGCTCACGATTTTGTTTTTTAATCATAGTATAGGATTTGATGACAAATATAAGGAGACTTTTCCTAAAATCCAAATGTGTCATAAAAAGGACAAATATATGGGATATTGCTACTTATATGACCACTTATACGCTATGATACGTAAATATACGAACATGATACTAAAAATGTTTACCTCATCAATAAGGGAAACAATACCTAACTTATTGATCCCCAGTATATATACTCCTCTTAAAAATACCCCGGGCATATAGTTTAAAGTAAAGACCCCCGGGTGTAGAAATTACCCCCTATATAAAAACTGTGTGAGTTCCATAAACGGGGGGAGGCCCCTATGGAAGACCCCAGTATTGAATTGACATAGTGGGTATACCCCACTAAAAACATTAATTAAAATAAATTTTAAAGATGAAAAACAAGTTTTTCAAAGTAGTTGAGTGTACTACTAATCAAAACACCAACGGAAACGGTAAAAACCAACGTTTAACAATTCAAGCATTCGTGACAGAGTCACTTCCACTTGACCAAGCACCAATCGACGTTGCTACAAGAGTGCAACTGATGCTTGCGGGAATCAACTCTTGGGACGTAACTGCACCAATATCGCAAAGTGCGTCTCGCTATTTATTTAGCGGAATGATTAATAGCGAAGGTGCACGTATGAAAGACGGTATCCTGTTCAATAAATTGAACATAGGCGATATTGTTGCAGGTACCATTGAACGATTTGATACTACGCCATATATGATTGGCGACAACACGGTAAATCATATCACCACGTTTGTATTTGACGGGGAAGATGCTATTACCGTAGCAAATCGTTCTTTAGGACAACATGGAGCGTGTGTCCTAATAGACGGTAAAGTAACTGCAACAAGTGAACAACTTGAGCGTCGTCGGAGTAGAAACTCTGCTGAAGAGCGTGAAGCAGCGAGCGCAAAGATAGCGCATTTGCTTGCACAGGCTGCACCTGCAAAACAGGATGCACCTGTAATGGAGAACAACCCTGAATAGGGTTGTCTCCAATAGTGAGAGCACCTTGTGATCCTAACGGATTACAGGTGCTTTTCTCATTATAAAATGGTATGCTTACAGCATACTCATTCAAAAACACTACGTGTTTTTTTAAACGTTGCGTTATATATAACGGAACATATGCTTCAAGTAGTGCATTTTGTTTAACTTTTAAATAAATAAACCCGGGAATTTCTAGGTTTAAGTTAAACAAATACGTAGAATTACGTAGAAGATATGGCATAAAACGTGGAAAAATATGTAGAAAAGTGGGTGAATTTGGGAAAAGGGGTGACAAATTCACACCAAGGAATAGTAAATAGTTGTCAAAGGTAATGATACCAACACCCTAAAATTTGGCGCTATATAATACTAAGTCTATATTTCTTAACAATTTAAATTTAAAACTCAATCAAAACAAAACGTTCTTTAGGTTGGGTTATGCGTAATCATTCTTTTATTATTAATTACAGGCCATTAGAGTTAGATGTTTTATCTATGGCGTTAAGGATATAAACATAAGTCAAGGTTGCAAACTTGGCGTAGAGATAAGAGTGAGTATCTGCAGGTATTCACTCTTTTCTTCTATCTTTTGGTGCATAACAGGTTAAGCTGTTAGGTCTATACTATTATAGTATAGGTTTAGGTATTTACTACGCTCAAACCAATTGAAACAATTTAATCATGTCTAACTATTCAATGACAATCGAAGCAACGTTTACTGATGGTAACAAAGTAAACATAGAATTATCTGGATCTATTGAATTCATTAACGAGTTTGCTAAACCTTTGCAAAAAGTTATAGGATTCAATGATGGGTCCATCAGTAAGATGACACCTAATGAAGATCTAGAAGATTTTCTATCGTCTAGCATCTTAGTAGAGATGCAAAGACAACTCGATGCAAAGAACGAACAAGACCTTAACACACTTGAGAATCAATCTCTTGAGTTATAAGTTCAGCACCTAAGCATGTGGATAAACTGCTTTACAAATGTAGACAGTTGTAATAAGGAGATTAACCTCAGAAAAGTTCAGTATCCTAGACCAAGGGGGCTGTAACATTATTACAACTGAATGCAGAGTGGAATTAACTATTTAATTAACTAAACCAATTTATTAACAATGAAAAAGAATTTAATTTTCATTACAGAAAAGTTAGGATTACTAGCTTGTGTCATCTTTATGATGACAGCCTTTGGGCGTTTATTGCACACAGAACTTGATAGAAAATACAATGATGCGTTCCATCATTGGTTCTATATCTGGTTCTCATTAGGTGCCATTTTGTTCTTGATCTTTGTAGCATTCTATCTAGTTAATAGATTAGCTACAAATGATTATTCTACTAATAAACCTGAAAAGTTTTAACAATGGAAAAGATTGAGCAATTAATAAAAGATGGCGTTATTACGCATATGGACATTTTAGATTATCTACATAAATATGCTAGACAATCTTACAAAGATGTTATATCTGATCAAATAGTTGATGATTATCCACAAGATTTATTCAATGATGAGGTATAAGATTTTCCATCCGATTAATGGGGAGCTAAACACACAATGTGATTTAGCTTCCTATCAATATGAGGCTGTAGCTGAAGTAGAAGCAAACTCATTACGAGATGCATTCTATAGATCTCAAAACGATTTCAATGACGAGTATGCATTAGCAGGTTTACGATCTACTTCTGTAGGTGATGTCATTAAACATGGTAATACATTTTACATGGTTAATGGGATTGGCTTCAGTGAGATAGCCAAGAACCTAATGAGATATAACGATAAGTTAAACTTTAAAACCAACAACGATGAAAAATCTTAATCCACTTCTTAAAATTTTATTGGTATTGATATTACCAGTTATTATTGCTTTTGTACCATTAATAACATTAGCAATTACAATATCGTGCATAACATCTGCAACTTTCCAAGGAGTGTGCTCATCAGCACCTTTTTGGATTACTTATGTGGTACTCTTAACTTTTTGCTTTATAGCAATAGGTCTAGAGTTATTTGATTAATATGGATTACTTATTAATACTGTACAAGACAGACGATATAGGATATCGTGTGAGATTTAAAACTTTAAAGTTTCAAAATGAAGCTGATGCTATTGCAGAAGGTTTAAAGTTTATAAAAGAATCTCCTCTTGTTGAAATGTATACATATGCTAGAACTGATGACAACTCTATAGATAGAGAATTTGTTAAAACTTGGACATATCGTATTCATAAAAGATTTTAATTGGTTGTTTTTAATTATAATTATTACACTGGCACTCACTAACGTTGGTGCCTTTGTAATATTAAAACTTAAGAAAGTGAAAAAAGTATTT